ACTATTCAAGATAACGCAATGGTAGGTATTATTCAAGACAATGCTAGGGTAGATATTATTCAAGATAATGCAAGAGTAGAAGCTATTAAAGATAATGTTTGGGTATACACTATTCAAGATTATGCGTGGGTAGGTATTATTAAAGATTATGCTAGGGTAGATATTATTCAAGATAATGCAAGAGTAGAAGCTATTAAAGATAATGTTTGGGTAGATATTATTCAGGATAATGCAAGGGTAGTTTTTATTAAAGATGATGCAGACGTAAATATTATCAAAAACAATTAAACATAATTAAAAACCAATTAATATTTAAAAAAAATGAGTGCAGAAGAAAAAAATCATGAAAAACAAAAAACGGCAGTTGCTGTTGTTAAACTATCACAAAGTGAAAGATTCACAAACGCTGTAACGAAAGAGTTCTCTTCAAATAATGGAGCAGTAACTATTACTTCATTTCAAAAGAAACTTTGCCAAAACTATTTTATAAAAATAGATAAAACATTGAAAGATGCTGAAAATAAAAGACTTGCTAAATCAGAGCAATATCGTGATGCTTTGCCACTAACATGGGAAAATGTAAATATGGCAAAATTAGCAGTTGATGTTATTGCATACTCAAGTGTGGAACTTGACCCAACACAGCCAAACCACATTAATATGATTCCTTACAAAAACACAGCCAATAACAAATATGATATGGGCTTTGTTATCGGTTACAATGGTATGGAAATCAAAGCCAAAAAATACGGATTAGACATTCCAGATGCTGTAGTTGTTGAATTGGTTTACTCAACAGATAAGTTTAAACAAATCAAAAAAGACATTCATAACAAAGTTGAAGGCTACACTTTTGAAATTGTTAATGATTTTAATCGTGGTGAAATTGTAGGTGGATTTTGGTATCACTCATTTTTTGAAACTCCAGAGAAAAACAAACTTAGAGTTTACTCTTTAAAAGATATTGAAAAGAGAAAACCAAAATATGCATCGGCTGAATTCTGGGGTGGCGAAAAAGACAAATGGGAGAATGGTAAAAAAGTTGGCATAGAAAAAATTGATGGGTGGTTTGATGAAATGGCTTATAAAACAATTTCGAGAGCAGCCTACAATTCAATTACAATTGACAGTAAAAAAATTGATGACAACTATCTGGCAATTATTCAAAAGGAAACAGATATGGTTGATGCGAGGGTTCAAAACGAAGTGATTAGTGAAGCTAACAAAGAGCCATTAGATTTTCAAGAGGCAGAGGTAATTGAACCAGAAGTTATTGAGTTAAAACAAGAGCAAGAACCAGTAAATGAAGAAACTCAAATAGAACAAATCCAAATGACTGGACCAGGATTTTAAATAAAAATAAAGAGGGATTTAAAAACAGACAAAGGTTGCACTATTTTGATAAAGCATCACAGCGACTGGAAGTAAACCACTCCCTCTTTTAATAATTAAATTATGGAACTAAAAATTATAGGCACAGGTAGTAAAGGTAATGCCTACGTGCTAGAAAATGAACACGAAGCATTATTAATTGAATGTGGCGTAAACATCAATAAAATTAAAAAAGCATTGAATTTCAATCTTACTAAAGTAGTTGGATGTATTGTAACACACGAACACAAAGATCATTGCAAATCAATAAATGAAGTAATGCTTTCTGGAATCAATGTTTGGACAGGTGGAAAAACGTTTGATGAAGCAACAGTATATCTGCACCATAGAGCTAATATAATTGCATCAAAAGAAACTGTACAAATCGGAAACTTTAAAGTTATGGCTTTTGATGTAAAACACGATGCTGCGGAACCATTAGGATATTTAATTGAGCACCCAGATTGTGGCAATGTTTTGTTTTTAACCGATACTTATTATTGTGCTTATACTTTTAATGGTTTGAATAATATAATTATTGAAGCTAATTATTCAAAAGAGATTATTGACCGAAAGTTTGGTTCAGAAAGTTGTTTGGAGCTTTTGAGAAATAGAATACTAAAATCTCACTTTTCATTGGCTAACTGCAAAGAAATGTTATACGCAAATGATTTATCTAAAGTAAATAACATTGTTCTAATTCACTTATCCGACAGTAATTCAGACGAGAAGCAATTTAAAAAAGAAGTATCTGAATTGACAGGCAAAAATGTAACTGTAGCCTCAAACGGAATGACAATTAATTTTAATAAAACCCCTTTTTAAAATGATTTACAATCCAGAAAATAAACTTCATCAAAAGCAAGCTATTGAAAAATTAAAATACTTTTTTTCTAAAGGCAGAAGATTTGAGTTAAAAGAAAAAAACGATAAAAGGAGCATTTCTCAAAATAGTTATTTGCATTTGATACTTACTTGGTTTGGCATTGAAACTGGCTACACACTTGAGGAAGTGAAACAGGATATTTTTAAAAAACACGTTAATCCAACCTTATTTTATGAAGGAGAATTTAAAGGAATTGTGAAAATTGAAAGATGGCGAAGTACAGCAAATTTAGATACTGCAGAAATGACTTTGGCTATTGATAGATTTAGAAATTTCGCCAGCAAGGAGCTCGGAATTTATCTTCCAGAACCAAACGACCTTGTTTTATTACAGGAAATTGAAAACGAATTAAGCAAACATAAAAATAAAGAGCATTTATGACACCATTTGAAATAACCAACCAAGCTGTTGAGCAGGTTGAAGAAAACAACAAAGCATATTGTGATAGACTATGTGCCTTTGCAGAAAATTGGGTTAAAACACAGATGAAACCTTTTACAGCAGACGATTTAAAGGAAGCATTTTTTAACCAAGGAAATGTACCTCCAAGACAGCCAAGCGTTTTTGGTGTTCCATTTAGGAAAATGTCTAAAAATAAACAGATTTTCTTTACAGAAAGAACAATGAAAAGTACAAATCCAAAATGCCATCAAAGAGATTTAAGGATTTGGATAAGCAAAGAATATCTCTTGAATCAACAATAGAATAGAAAATTAGAAACGATAACATTATAATTATTTTAACATGAACATTACAATTAAAAAAGCAAGTATTAAAAACAGCTTGTTCTTGGCATACGAGTATGACCAATCGGTAAACAATACCAAAAACATTATTAAGACTTCATCTGATGCACCTATTCACGATGATTTAAGAAACGCCTTTTCTTCTTTGGAACCACATTTTGCTTTAATCTGTGAAGAAATTGACGAGAAAACTGCTCAAAAAGCTATTGCAAATTAAATTAATGGAGCAGAGGATATTGTACCTACAAATATTGTTAATAGAGTTTTTGATTTATTCAAGAAATAATGAATTTAATTACTTATAAATCAGAACTGGAGGAGCAAATCAAGAATTACAAAGATTTTGTTCCTTTTACGAAAGACAATGAATCAATGTTTAAGTTGATGCGTGAAATACACAGATTAGCACTTCTTTCTGATAAGATTAAAGAAATGAATTTCAACCAATTAACGACTGAATTTGAAGTTGAAATAAAACAAAGAAGTTCAATTATTAACTATCCAAAAAATGGTATTTAAAAATTAAAAAATGGCAAGACCAGAAAGAAACAGTATAGACTATTTTCCATTTTTATGTGAAGAAGGAAATAAGATGTTTTATTTAGAAGAAACATATGGTAATGATGGGTTTGCAACATTTGTGAAACTTTTAAGAGAATTAGCAAAGACTGACTATCATTATTTGAATTTATCAAAACCAAGCACATTGATGTATTTATCAGCAAAGTGTAAAGTTTCAAAAGAGGTACTTGAAGCAATAATAAATGATTTAGTTTATTTAGGAAAATTTGATGCAACGCTTTGGAAAGAAAACAAGATTGTGTGGTGCCAAGATTTTATCGAATCAATACAAGATGCTTATAAAAAGCGTAATAATAAATGTATCACTTTAGATGGTTTACTCACCATTTTAAATAGTTTAGGGGTACTTAAACAGGGTTTAGAGGTACTTAAAGGCTCCGTAAACAAACCAGACCCACCAACAGAAACAAAAATTGATTATAAAAAATTCATTGATTTTTTTAACGAGAATCGTGGAAATATGCCAGAGATAAAAACTATTTCAAAACCAAGAGAAATAAGAATTTCTAATCTGATTAAAAATCACTCAAAGGAAAATTTAATGGAAGTGATTTTAAACTGTAAAAATTCAAATTTCATTCAAGGAATGAATGATAGAAGCTGGGTTGCAGATTTTGATTGGATTACAAAACCAGCAAACTTCATTAAAATTTTGGAAGGAAATTATAAAAATAAAGAAAATGGAGAATCAGAGAGAAAAAACTCAAATAGAAATAGGTAAAATTTAAAAAAAAAAAACGAAATTGAAAATTTAGGAATATGTAGAAATAAACTATCTAAAAAATCAAAAATTAATTCTAAAAATGGTACTTTAGGAGGTAGTCAAAAAAAGTAAACAGAAACCGAATTAAAAGCATTAAAAAGAAAAATAATAAATATATCACTTTATGTTTAGGGGTACGTAAACTATGGTTTAGGGGTACGTAAACTATGGTTTAGGGGTACTTAAACAGGGTTTAGGGGTACTTAAAGGCTCCGTAAACCCACAAAGTAAAGTAAAGTAAAGTAAAGTAAAGTAAAGTAAAGGAGAAAGTTCGGATTTTCCAAATCCTTTCCCTCCAAAAATTGATTATCAAAAATTAATTGATTTTTTAAACACAAATTTTTTTAAACTCCTAAAAACTAATAAAGGGCGTTTTTTGCCTTAAAATTTAATCAGTAATGCAAAAAATAATTAAAACGAAGTGTTTGTATATAAAAAATAAAATAAGCTCTTATAACGCATTAAAATAAATTACATAAAATTAAGCGAAAAAATTAAAAATAAAGACAATGGAGAATCAGAAAGAAAATTTAGAAATTAAAAATTTAGTAATAGGCAGAAACAAGTATAATAATTTAAAAAGTTTTAAAAATGAAGATTTGTCAGACGAACAAAAAAAACAGATTGAAGAATATGAAAATAGAAATATATCTGCAAGTCCAGAGAAAATTGAAAAAACTAAAAAATATTTACAAGGGCTTTTAGTGCCAGTAGAAAAAAAAGAATTTTCAATATCCGCAAAAGAATTATGGGTTTTGTTTAAATCACATTTTCAAATTACAAACAATAAACCTTTTGAAATAACAGAATTTACTATTAAAAACCTTGAGCCAATCATTTATTATTTTTCTAAAGATGAACGATTTTTTGAATGCGATAATCTAAAAAAAGAACTTTCAGTTCCAAATTTTGATAAAGGTCTTTTGATTATTGGAAATTTTGGAAACGGCAAAACATCGATAATGAAAGTGTTTGAAAATATATTCAAAGGAATTGTTGGGGTTGGTTTTAAAGGATATTCAGCAAATGAAGTAGTTACAATGTTTGAAAAATGTTCATCGGATGTTGATAGAGATGAGTTTGAAAAAATAATGTGGCGTGGTACTCGGTATTTTGATGATTTGAAAACAGAGCGTATTGCTTCAAATTTTGGAAAGGTTAATATTTTCAAGGAAATTATTGAAGAACGATATAATCGAAAATCGAAAACTTACGTTACATGCAACTATAAAAAAGACTTTCCAGATGATTTAAATGCAGCACTTGACGAATTCGAAGATAAGTACGAAGGACGAGTTTATGACAGGATATTTGAAATGTTCAACATTATAGAATTCAAAGGAAAATCATTTAGAAAATAAAACCAATGAGCAAGATACTAATCGGAATTGATCCAGATGTTTATAAAAGCGGAGTTGCTATTTTAAAAGACAACAAATTAAAACTTCAAAACCTCACTTTCTTTGAGTTATTTGAAATGTTGAAATTTTACAAGGAAAGAGAAATTAAACCAATGATTTATGTTGAGTGTGGTTATTTGAATAAATCAAACTGGCATAAAAAAATAGGTAAATCTGCATCATTAAACACAAAAATTGGAGAACGAACTGGTGCAAATTTTGAAACTGCAAAGAAAATAGTTGAAATGTGTGCCTACCTTGGATTGCCTTATTTTCAAATTAAACCTACTCGAAAAAAATCAGATTCAGATTTATTCAAACAAGCAACTGGCTTAAATATTAGAACTAATCAAGAACAGCGTGATGCTTACTTTTTAATACATGGAAGATGAAATAGCAAACAAAAATAGACATTCAAAACCATAAAAAATCAATTTAAGTATTTATTCTTAAAAAAAACCTTTCACAACAAAATCTTTAAACATAATATTGCCTTACCAAAAACAAAAAGATGGAACCAATAAAAATCACTCAAATATTCACAATCAGAATTATAAGAAATGTTTGGATTGCAAAAACAACATTTTTCAGTCCAGCAAAAACAGAAATAGAAATTAAAGGCGATAGTGAAGATGACGCTTACCAAAAATTAAAAAAATATTTAAGATTAAAACAGGAACCTACCAAGGTTCAAGAATTAGAAAACGGAAACAAAATTTATAACTTTTAAAATTAAATTATAACAAAATGAAAAAAGGAACAGAAACATTTAAAAAAACTATTCAGCAGTATTTAGAGAAAAGAGCTTCTGAAGATACATTGTTTGCAGAAACAATAAAAAAAGAAAACAAGAATATTGATGAATGTGTCAATTACATTTTATCGGAAGTTCAAAAAAGCGGATGTAACGGTTTTGTGGACGATGAAATATTTGGAATGGCGGTTCATTATTATGATGAAGATGATGTTAAATTAGGAAGTACTAAATCAATGAAAGTAGTTGTAAATCATCATGTAGAATTAACAGATGAAGAAAAAGTAATTGCCAAAGAAAAGGCAATGAAATTAGCTATTGAAGATGCCAAAGAAAAAGCAATGAAAAAGTTAGTTGAAAACATTAAACTTTCTGTAGATGAAATAGAATCAGCCAAACAACAAGCAATTGAAAAAGTCGTTTCAGAACAAAAAGAAAAACTTTCTAAAAATAAATCAATTAAAAAAGTTGAAATCAGTAACTATGTAGAACAAAATTTATTTAGCTAATGAAACCTAAAACTAAATTACAAGTAAGAATAGTGGAACTTTCAAAATCATTACCAGTAGTTTCAGATATTCAAAAAGAATGGTCTAACAGTAATCATAAGAAATATTTTGTTAGACATTACAAAGACTTTGTTTGTCTTGAATGCAACCATACTTGGAAAAGTCATTTACCAGAATGTACAGTCAAAATAGTAGAAAGTAATTGTCCTAATTGCAAAAATGAAATAGAATTGATAAAAGAAAATAAACCTAAATTTAAGTTCTTTCATATTTTTTCAATTATAACAACTATTGAGGAATTTCAAGTAATGCGATATTTTACTACTTGGAAAAACATGAGTAAGAAAGATACGCCAAACTATCACACTGTTGAATTATACCAAGAGTGGGATACTGATTACATCAAAAAAACTGTTGTAGTTGGATTAAATAAAAAGGGTTCATTTTATTATGATGGATTTTCTTATGGTACAAATTTCGATATTAAAAATGCTTATGGACATTTTGGAAGTTATTGTTATTCTATTAATCCAAATTTTGTTTATCCAGAATATAGTGCTTTACCAATTTTAAGACGTAATGGTTTTGAAAATAATTTTTATGATTGTTATCCAAGAAAGTTTTTTAAAAATCTTTTAATTAGTTCTGAATTTGAAACTTTAGTTAAATTAAAAAATGAAACCCTTATTGTTGCCTATATGCTTCAATCAGATAAAGTTTTAAGTACTTGGAAACAAATACTAATATGCTTGAAACACAATTTTGCTTTTGAAGATTTTGGTATATGGTATGACTACATTATGTTTTTAAAATACTTCAATTTAGATGTGAGTAGTCCAAAGTTCATTTGTCCAAAAGATTTACATAAAGCTCACAATCTTTATATGAAACGCAAACAAATAAAAGAAGCAAATCTTAAAAAAATAAGAGAAAAAAAGAGAATTATTTACGAACAAAAAAAGAGAGAAATGGAAGCTATTGCTTTAAAACTAAAAAAGAAACATTTCAAAAATTTTGTTATTGAAAATGGTAAATTTAAAATTATTGTGCTTCTTAATGTAAAAGATTTTAAAGCTGAGAGCGAAAAACTACAGCATTGCTTATACGCTTCATCTTACCATACTAGAAAAGACTCTTTAATTCTTTCTGCAAGAATTGACAATGAGCCGATTGAAACTATTGAAATTTCATTAAGCAAATTAGAAATACTTCAAATTAGAGGTTATAATAATCAACAAACAGAATATCACAATGAAATTTTAAAATTAATGAAAAGTAGTTTGCCAAAAATAGGTGGGTTAATTAAAAAGAATCAAAAAGAAATTTATAACAAAAAAGCAGCATAATTAAAATAGGTATTATCAAAATAAAAAAAGGTGAAAAAAATGATAAAAAACAAATTACAGGAAGTGTATTAAACCGCAGGGCTCGTTACATATCTTGATGTAACGAGCCCCCGAAACTAATTTTTCCAAATGGTAAAATGAGCAATGCAAATGTAATAATAAATTTTAATAAAAAATAAAAAGTGGTAAAAAGTAGTTATATAACCATAAAAACCAATATAATGAAAAATTATCAACTCACTCGAATACGACATTAACGGACATTTCGAGTTCCAAAACTAATACAAAATGTTTAAATACTGTAAATTTTGTTGTGTAATGCGTCATTTTAGAAACGGCGTTTGCACACTTTGTAAAAAATAAAAATATGAATCTATTAGACAAATTTGATAGCGTAGAAATTGAAAACACGCTGAACATACCACAAAAAGATATTCATCATTGTATAATTATTGATGAACAGTATAAATATTGTGTTACAAAACTAAATCAATGGAAAACTGCTATTTCTGGATTGATGGAAAATATGGAAGCTCCAGATTTCATCAAGTATGATGTACAATACAAACACCGAGGAAAAGAAGTATTCAAAACAATCAGCCAATGGAATGATAAAAGCGAAAATTCATTCAATTACCTACAATTCTCTCCTCTGTACTCCATTGCTTACATTGATACAATGATCCAAAAAGCGAAATTGGTTTATATTCAAAAATTGAAACAATATTTTGGCTCAACTTACAATCTTACTTTGGATTTTCTTGATAAAACCTCTCTTTTGAAAGAACCAAACTATAACAGCATTGTAAAAAATATTTTAGATGAAATTGGTACAACTGATTTAACCAGTATCGGAATTGAAAATTTTAAAGAAGATTTTAGAAGAAAGTTTAGTTGGAGAAATGAAATTAAGATAACGCCATTCAAATTGCAAATTACTTCTTTTATGTATTTAAGAAGTAAGTGGTCTGGTGGGCATGAATTTAGTTATGATGGAAACCAAACTAAATTAGGTTCTGCATTCGCTTTTTTCGATAAAGAAGATTTGAAAGCAAGTTTCGTTAACAACTTTAATGGTGATGTAGATTTTTCAGAACTATATCCAATAAGTGGAAACTCAAAAGTTGAATCTGTAAAATTCTACAAAAACGGAAAGGTTGATATTAAATTCTACCACAAAGATGGACCGCAAGAATTCTATGATTTTTATGAACTCTATAAAATTAAGAAGTAATGAGAAAGTTAATTGAAACAATAAGATTATCACTAATAGTTTGTGATAATCCTCAGTGCGATTATGAGCTACCTTATTCTGAAGAGGAGGAAAAATTAATTGTAAAATATGTAAATATGCCTTGTCCTAAATGTGGCGAAAACCTATTAACAGAAGAAGATTATTTACAAGATGAAAAGTTAATGAGTTCAATTCGTTGGATTAATAAATGGTTCAGTTGGATTACTTTTTTCTATTCAAAAAAGAGTTGGTCAAAACGAGAAACAGTTAGTGTTCATGTCCATGATGGTGTTAAAATAAAAACAGAAAAATAATGCAGCACTATAATATTTCAGACACAATAATTCCACAAGAAAAAAGAGCGAGTATCAACGATAAGATACTCGCTATCATTTTTAAAGGAAATACACAAGGAATTACTCAAGAAGATATTTTCAATGCTTACACTGGTGTAGGTGGTCTTCACGGATTAAACCGTGAAGATTTTGCAAACTATTATCAATACTCTGAAGCCAAAAAAGAAATTGAGCACGGACAATTTTTTACACCTCATCAAATTTGCAAAAGCATTGTTGAACTCGTTGAACCAAAAGCAGATGATGCAATTGCAGATATTACTTGTGGAATGGGAAACTTCTTCAACTACTTTACTCAAGAAAATTGTTATGGTGCCGATATTGATAAGAAAGCCATCGAAGTTGCAAAACACCTTTATCCTAATGCAACAATCAAAGCCGAAGATTTTAAGTATTTCAAAGTTGAAAGTAAAATTGACTATGTTATCGGAAATCCACCTTTTAATTTAAAAGTTACTAAATCGGAGAAATCAAGTAACGGACATTGGTATAATGATTACTATGTTCTATCTCAATTCTTCTTTTTTGAAAAAGCATCTGAAATAATTAAACCTGCAGGTCTGATATTGGCAATTGTTCCAGAAAGTTTTTTAGCTGATGAATTCTTCAATAAATCGCATATTCAAGGAATTGAAGAAAGTTTTGATTTTATAGGACAATACAAACTTCAAAAAACTGCTTTCAATCAAATGGGAGTTAAATCATTTGCTACCAAGGTTATGTGTTGGCAAAGAAAGTCAGAAAGCACTGAAAACAGACCATATTCGAATGAGTTCATCACTTATGATCAACTAAAGGAAAAGATAAAAGTTTGTTTGATTGAAAAAGACAAACTCAAAGCAAAATTAATGAATGAGTTAGTCCGTTCGAGAAATGAGAATTCAGAATTTGAATACAAAATAAAGAAGTATCTTTTCGAGATAAAATCACAACAATCATTACAAAAGTATCTTCCGAAAGCAATCGCACATCTTGACAAATTGAAAAATCAAAAATGTCCAAACGGAATGTCTCACGATGAATGGTATAAAAAGCATCGCATCACTGAACCAATGGTTTTATCTTATCTCAAAAAGATGGTTCAAAAGCAATCTTACAATCCAATTGAGAAAATCAAATTAGTCAAAATAAATTATGGTTTCAAAATAAAGCCATACAGCGATAAGATGAAATCATTATTGAATAAAACTAATTTAAGCACTTGGGATTTTCATACAATAAAAGCATACAAACTAGATAGAAAGCTAATTCAAAATAATGTCAAAAACTATTCAATCAATGATTTTATTTTGTTTGAGAACCAAAATTGTATTGATTTACTTTCCAATCATTACTTTAATGTTTTAAACAAAAAAAGAGGAAAATACGTTATTCAAAATACCTCTTTGAGGGATTTGAAGCCAAATGAAGAAGTTGATCAGTTTCTAAAAGAATTTTCATTTTTGGATAAAGATTTGCAGATATGCAAATTCAATGAAATTCAACTTACCGATTTAGGTCTGATTTTGCAAAAGAATTATTCAATACTTGCTTGGCAAATGGGTGGAGGAAAAACGGCAGCTGCTTTGTCGTGGGCACAATTCAAACCACAAAGAAATACTTTTGTTGTATCGGCTTCACTTGCAATCAATCTTACTTGGACTGCTTTTCTTCAGATAAACAATATTACATTTGTTCAAGTTAAAACCGCAAAAGACATTGATAATATCAAAAAAGGCGACTATGTACTACTTTCTTTTGAATTCCTTACACGTTTTGAGAAGCAATTAAAAAAGTTTGTCAAAATGAATTCTCAAAAAGTAAATCTAATCTTTGATGAATCAGACGAAATCACAAATGCAAGTGCCAAACGCACACGAGCTGTACTAAATGTTTTTCGAAGAGTAAAAAGAAAAATATTGACAACTGGAACTACAACCAGGAATAACATTGCTGAACTTTATTCTCAATTAGAATTGCTTTATAACAATTCAGTCAATATGATTAGTTGGGCTGACTATTACTACATAGAGCAACGTAACAAAGAAGATAATTCAACCTATGTTACTAGAAAGGAAAATAAATATTTTCAAAAGCCGTTTCCTCCATACTACGGACAAACAATGTTCAAACGATGTTTCAATCCAAGCAAAGGAACTGTCTTTGGAATTCAAAAGCAAAATCAAGATTTATACAACGAAGAGTTCCTCTGTGAAATCATTGAAAAAACAATCATAACAAGAAAATTCAAAGAAATTGCTGGAGAAAAATACAAAGTAGAAAACATCAAAGTTTCTCAAGAAATATCCGAGCGTGAAGTCTATCGTAAAATTATCAAAGAATTTGAAACAATTGCTGGAGATTATTTCACTTCCACAGGTAATAGCAGAAAAGATGCTTTACTCCGAATAATTCGACAATTGACACTTTTGATTGAAGCAACCTCAACACCGCAATTCTTTGATTTTTATAATGGCTCTGGAATACCAAACAAAGCAAAAAAGATATTTCAGATTTGCGAAAACAATGACGAGAAAGTTGCCATCGGTTGCACTTCAATAAAAGGAACGAACTGGTACTTTGAACAATTGCAAGAGTGGTTTCCATTTAGACCTATATTCAAAATTGTAGGCGATGTTTCTTTCAACAAAAGGAAAAGCATCATCAAAGATTTTGAGAACACTAATAACGGAATTCTTGTATGTACTCAACAAAGTTTGAAATCATCAGTAAATATTCCAACTTGTGATATTGTAATTGTAGAATCGCTTCAGTGGAACATTCCGAAGATTGAACAATTCTATTTTAGATTTATCAGATACAACTCTAAAAACATTACAAGAGTAATATTCATAAATTATGAAGGAACCATAGAAACGAACCTTTTGGCACTATTAATGACTAAAGAAAGACTAAATGACTTCGTAAAAACACTAGAATACAAGGATAATTCAGATATTTATTCCGAATATGATATTGACCTCGACATACTCAACGATTTGATAACAAAACAGAAAGATGAAGATGGTAAAATAAATATTAGTTGGGGTGAAGCTTCAACAATTTAAAAATAAATTATTTAAATAAAAAGCCACTTACTACAAGTGGCTTTTTGATTATAACATATTTTGTTATTTAATAATATATTTTTATTACATTTGTTGTATAATGTAACCAAAGAAAAAGCAATTAAGGAACAAAGTGGTATTCTATGTAATTAAATATTTGTTCCAAAATACATAAAATTATATGCCAGGTGTTAGATCAAGTAAATTAGAAACAGAAAAGCGAGTATTCACAATTCAAGGGTGGATAATCAATGGCGTGCCTGATTATTTGATACTAAAGAACATTGAGCAACAGTTCAAAAACAAAGATGGAGAATTTATCAAAAGAAGACAGGCTAAGGTTTTACTACAAAAGGCTTATAAGATTTGGCACGAAGAACAGGAGGCTACAATTGAGCAAAAAAGAGCATTGAAAATTTCTAAATTAAAGCAAGATGCTCGCTCTATGGGTGCTGAATTCAAAAACACACCTCAAGGAATGGCTGTTTTATTGAATTACGAAAAGGAAATAAACAAATTAGAAGCCTTATATCCTACTACTAAAATTATAATTCAAGGCGACAAAGATAATCCTTTGGTAATAACTAATCCAGAAGATAGAGAAGCACGTATAGCTGAACTCATAGCCAAAGCACAAAAATAAATCTAACTTTTTTTAAATTTAAAATAACCTATTTTGTTATTTAATAATAATTTATATTATTTTTGACAAATGAAATTAAGAACATTACTCTTTATTTTCTCAATCTGTATGATTGGATTAACATCGATGGCATCTACACCATTGATGGAGCAGAAACAGAAAACAACTATCAGTAAGATAATTATGTCTCCTGTAGTTGCAAACGTAGTAACATTTGATATTATCAGTTTTGATAATGTTGAAATTCAAATGAGCAACACAAATGCTCTAACTTTTGTAAAAGAAAAGCAACTCGTAAATCTTGTAACAACAATCAAAGATGTAGGTTGGCCTAATCGAAAGGCAGTTAATTTTATTATATTTTATAAAGAAATTCAGAATCAAGAAATAATATTTATCGATCCGCTTACTCGAATTTGCAGAAGCAATTGTTAAAGATTAAATCAATTCAATATATCAAAAACCCTCTCAAAGTGAGCGAGAGGGTTTTTTAAAATGGAGTAATGGTAAATGTGGTTAAATCAGCAGTCTGTAAAGCTGTCACCTTTGGTTTTGTAGGTTCGATTCCTTCTACTCCTACTAAATAAACAACTCATTCCGACAAGTCGGAACATAGAACCTTTCGGGTTGGTAAAGCTCGTCAAATCATTCTGTGATATGCGGATTATAGGTGTGGCGTGTAGAAAATTTGAATCGTGTAGCGTTAGATTATTTTGTTCTTTTTTGAACTTTTTGAACAAAATAATCTTATAAAAAACAAATGTGGGTTGTTTTTAAATTTTAATATAAACTATGATTGAAATAGTAAACGGACGTGTTTTTGTCGAAGGTAAAGAAACAATTGATCCAACTCTTATTGGATATGAAATGCTTGACTTTGCAGAAACAACAAAACAAGATATTTTATCAATAACATTAAAAGATGGTGATGTTTTTATTGATGATTATGATAATGAAAAAAAATTTTTATGATAAATATTGAAGAACTACAAACCAAACTTACCGAATTAATAACCCTACGAGACTATTATCTCAAAATTGCTCGTAATGATGAATCTTTGAACGAAGAGATTAGAGCAATACAAAAAATTATCTACGAACATAAATAATAAAAATTATGAATCCAAATGAATTTAACAAAGCAACGTAAAAAAGATACTGGGGCATTTTACACTCCAAAAATATGGGCTGATTTAGCGTTAAAATATATTTTAGAAGTAGTTAAGGATATAGAATATTTTGTTTTTTTAGATGTTTGTTGTGGGGAAGGTGCATTGTTAGAGGCATTACCAAAAGGAGTTGAAAAATACGGAACAACTCTAGAATGGGAAGATGTGGAAATTTGCAGAGGTAAAGGCTTACAGGTATGGAAATTAGATTTTTTAAAAGAGGATATTTCAGAAATTTTGCCACCAAGTAAAATGGAAAGATTAATAATTTTCACAAATCCACCTTACGTTAAACTTTCAGCTAATAAATATCCATTACAACAAAAGTACAAAACAAATGACGCTACTGCTTTATTTTATTACAGAATTTTAAAAGAATTGAACCCTCTATTTTTATGTAGTTTTAACAAATTAGATTTATACCAAGGACAAATACACGAAAGATTTAGAAATGAAACAAATTTAACTGAAAGAACGATAAAACAATTTTTAACCCATTCAAAATCATGGAATTTAAAAGGAGATTTTCCTATTAGTTTCAATATAATTTCAGGAATATAAAATGAATTTATTAAATGTTAGAGAACCTCACAGATGCTGAAATATTAGAACTTGACTTTCTTTTAACTCAACGTAGAGCCTATGAATTAAAAGAAAGTTTGTTTGAATTCGTAAAAGAGTTCTGGAATGTAATTGTTACAAATGAATATGTACATAACTGGCATATTGAGTTCTTATGTAATGAGGTTCAAATAGTATTAGAATGGGTAATAAAAGGAGAGGTAAAACTTTATGATTTAATCGTAAACATTCCACCAGGAACATCAAAAAGTACAATTATTTCACGTATGGCACCTGCTTGGCTTTGGGCAAATGATTCATCAAAAACAATCATATCAAATACGATTGATAGTAAGAATGCAACCGAGTTTTCTACTTCTACAAAAGATTTAATTCAAAGCGAAAAGTATCAATTGTATTTTCCAGAAGTCAAAATTAGACGAGATGTTTCTGCAAAAACTTTTTATCAATCAAGCAAAGGCGGTAAAAGATTTTCGTTAACCACTAGAGGTTCATCAACTGGTAAGCATGGTGATGTTTTGATTGATGACGATCCGATGGATTATACAACGGCTCAAAGTCCAATCGAAGCCAAACGATGTATTGAAGGATTCAAAGCTTTACAAACAAGAAAAAAGGACAAAGAGAAAGTTCCGTATATTCTGGTTATGCAACGCCTCTCAAAAAAGGATACAACTGCTCACGCTTTGAAAGTTTTGTCAGATGTTCGCCATTTATGTTTACCAGCTGAAGACAAATACAACAATATTAAACCAGAAGAAATAAGGAAGTTTTATATTGATGGAATGCTAGACCCAAAAAGGTTGAGTAGAGAAATTTTGGATAAACAACGAAAAGGGCTTTTAGATGACACAAAACCTATTTCAGACATAGCTTTTGATATTCAGTTCAACCAAGCATCATTATCCGATGATAGTCTTTTATATCCAAAAATTAATATGGTAAATCATTTGCCTGCTAATCGTGAAGGCGTACTTAGGTATTCATTTACTGACGTTGCGGACACTGGAAAAGATTATTTATGTACTTGGTTTATTGAGGTTAATGAAGGGAGAATTTATGTTTATGATTGCATTTATACGCAACAAGGTAGTGCCGTTACAATACCATTATTGAAATTGAAAATAGAACAAAACAATTCTATGACAAATAAAATTGAAACAAATAACCAAGGTAGTGTATTCGTTTCTGTTTTGTTAGGGCAAGGTGTAAATGTATCTGGTTATTATAGCTCTGGAAACAAAGAAGAGAAAATAAGTGCGTATGCTTCGTTTATGTCTTATTATTATTTTGTAGAGCCAAGAGTGGATCAGCAAGAATATAAACAAGCGTTGAAGCATTTAGAGAGCTATCCTAAAGATGGCAAAGCAGAAGATGGACACGATGACGCTGAAGATTCATGGACTGAATCAAGCAGATATTTATACACGAATGCTCGCTATTTATTTACACAAAATCAATAATGAAAGTTTATTCATTAAATACTGACGATATCATTGAAGTTATCCGAATAAAAGGAGATGAAGTCATAAAAAAGGAGATGAAATTATCCGATTGGATAAAATTAAAAAAACAAATCGGATATAGGTATATCGCTTATCAAAAAGGATTTTCAAAATACAAATTAGAATAATTTTAATCAATAAATAATTAGGAAAATGGAAGTAACAGGAAAAGTTGTTATTATTGGACAAACAGAAAGCGTAGGTCAAAACGGATTTACAAAGAGATTATTAGTAGTTGAGGTTGATGGACAATATCCTCAAAAAATTCCAATTGATTTTGTGAAAGATAATACCCAAATGTTGAATAAAATTTCAGTTGGTCAAGTTGTAACAGTGAAAATTAATTTACGAGGAACTGAAAGTAATGACAAATGGTATTTGAATGCTCAAGGATGGAAGATAGACTAAATCTTAAACTAAATAATTATGTTAAGACCAACAGATATGAAAACTATTGATAATGTTGTGAAAAACATTTAATATAATTTGCTCCTTATTAAACCACTTCAAAAAGGAGTGGTTTTTTTATCATTAAAAATATTATTTTTAATTATTCTAAATAACAAATAAATTTTCATTACATTTGCTTATTGATATTTATTCTATATGATGAGTTTTTTTAAAGATACTTCTATTGGTAGATTTTTCAGTAATACTCTTGGAATAAATCCAAAAGATTTTTCTGCTGACATATTTTCAATGAGTTCATTTGGAATAGGTGTAGCGGCTAATTCGTATTATTTAGGTTCTGTTGATTTTGTATTACTTCAAGAAAGAAATTTTATTTTGAATAATGTTATTTCTAAAATATCGAAGAAGTTTTCAAACGCAAATTTCACAGACGAAAAGGATAGCGAATTGTTAAAAAAAATTAATAATCCAAATAGTTTTCAGTCAAAAGAGGAGTTTTTAAAAGAGTTTGCAACCTACATTATCTCTTCTGGTTATACGGCTATCTTGAAAAAATATGTGTCGTTTGGTAATTTTGATACAATGGAATTAATAAACATTAATCCATGTACGTTGGATTTCAATAAAGATAATGTCACATTTCAATTTGAAAATAAAAATATCACTGTTAATAGTTCCGAACTTATTATTTTTTATGATATACGAAGAAACAATTTTGATAAAAAAGGTTATAGTAGAATAATTCCATTAAGGTCTCAATTAGAGAATATTTCTTTGGCTCAAAAAGCTAAAAACATTCAAATACAAAATTCTGGAACTACGATTGTTTCTCCAAAAACATCTTCAAATGCAAGTAATGTAGATGAAGGATTGAACGCACCAGTCCCTGTTATGGGTGGTGGTTTAAAATCCCAAAAGAATGAAATGGAAGATAAATTAAACAATCGTGGTTTAGAAAACAGAATAATTGTTTCATCAAAAGGGTTGGATGCTGTAAATCTATCTGAAAAGCTAAATAATATTGATTTCTATAAAATAATAGAATCGGATGCATTGGCTGTTTATGATGCTTTTGGATTCCCTATTGAATTATCGCCTTACGGAAAAAATGCAACTTTTGAAAATAAAGGTCAAGCAGAATTATCTCTTGTTGAAAATGAGTTAATACCTTTATTAAATAGTTTAACAAATTCACTTAATTCTGAATTTCCAAACAAAGGAAAGATTAAAGGTAATTATAATCACATAGGAGTTATGTCTATTATAAAAAATAGAATTATGGATACTAATCAAAAAATAATTACACAATATAAAACATTATTTGATGATAAAATAATCAATGAAAATGAGTATAAAAAAATTCTAATCGAAAATAAGATTTTACATGAAAAATAACGGAAATTTAAAACTCGAAGAAATTAAAAAGATAGCTGAAGAAACTAAAAATGAAGAATTAGCTTCCGATATAAAAAAACGAATAAAAAACAATAAAATTGTTGAAAAATGGCAAAAGTAAAAATCAAAAACTTTGCGTCTGACGATGAAAAGTTTAAGTGGCTTCATGATAATCAAGCAATATTAAAAGCAGAACGTAAATCAGAACCAAAAAAAGCTGATGGCTTTGGCTTTGTTTCTTTTGCTATTGATGAACGTGGAGAAAAACTTAAATCGGAGGAAATAAGCCAAGATGTAAATGTTTTGAATGTTCGATGTGTTATCAATACAACTGGTCTATTCGATTCTCATAAAGATTTACATGTTCCTGGTATCTGGAAAAAATCTCTTTCAGAGTCAAAGTTATTATACTTATGTCAAGAACATGATTTAAGCTTTAAAGGCATTGTTTCTGACGAAGTAAAAGCATTTACAAAAAAATATAGTTGGAAAGAACTAGGATTTGATTTTGAAGGCGACACAGAAGCATTAGTATTTGATTCTGTTGTTTATAAAGAAAGAAATGAATTTATGTTCAATCAGTATAAAAATGGATATGTTAGAAACCATTCTGTTAGAATGCAATATATCAAAGAGTATTTCTGTATGAATTCTAACGATGCTTCACACACACAATACAAAGAGAATTGGGATAAATATATTCCATTATGTGCCAACAAAGAAGCCGCTGAGTTATATGGCTGGATGTATGCCGTTACAGAAGCAAAAATTATTGAAGGTTCTGCGGTCGTTAATGGAAGTAATTTCGTAACACCAACATTAGAAGTAATAGAAAATAATAAACAAGCCGAGAAATCACTTGACCATAAAGAGCCGTCTACCGACACTCAAACTAGAAAAAAAGTATTTATCAATTAACAACAAAAAATTAGAGTTATGTTTCAATACAAAACTGATGCCCAATTAGAGGTAATGTCCGCAGCGGAAAGAGATACTTACGCTAGTGAAAAAAGAAATCACGAAGCATCTGTTGCAAAAAAAGCAATGGATGAAGCTATTAAAACTTCAACCGATCAAATCGTAAAAGAATTTGACGAAAAATTGACCGCTAAAGAAACAGAAATTACTTCTTTAAAAGAAACAGTTGAAGCTCAAGGAGTTAAAATTGTTGAAATGGGAGTAAAATCTAATCCATTAGAAGGAAATTCTTTGATAAAAGAAATCGAAACCCACAAAGAAGGTTTAGAGGGTTCTGTTAAAAAAGGAAGAGATTACGAATTTGCTCTAAAAGCTGATACTTTGAGAGCAAATGTAGTTGGGAATCCAAACGCTCTTGACTTGACCGATATTGGTCAATTGGCACACAGAAGTATTACTGTTTACGATGTTTTTAGAAAAGTCCCTGTCCCTGCTGGTTCAAATGGAGTTGTTCGTTATGTAGATTGGGATCAAGCAACAAGTATAAGAGCTGCTAAAGCTATTGCAGAAGGTACTGATTTTGTTCAATCAACTGCAAAATGGAAAACAAGTACTTTGACAATTGAAAAAGTTGGAGATATTATTCCAGTAAGTGAGGAATTAATGTACGATGCTCCTTTGTTTGCAGCAGAATTAAAAAACTTTCTTGAAACAAATATTGCTATCAAAATTGATACGGATTTAGTTTCTGGAAATGGTGTATCGCCAAACATCAATGGTATGCAAAATCAAATTCCAAATTATGTTCCAGTAGCATCAGGAATTCAAGATTGTAGTATATATGATTTATTGGTTAAAACTAGAGAAGCTATTACTTCTCCTTATGGAGGTAAATATTCTCCAAATGTTGCTTTTATGAATATTGTTGATATCAACAAAATGAAATTGAAAAAAGATGGGAATAATAATTATATCATGCCTCCTTTTGTTGATAAAAATGGAAACACTGTCAATGGACTTTTAATCATTGAATGTAATTCTTATGCTCCAAATACTATGGTTATCGGCGATAATCGCTATGGTGCTATTTACGAAATCCCTGGTATTTTAGTAGAAACTGGTTACGGAACTGGGGACTTTGAAAGTGATATGATGAGTTTAAAAGCCAGAAAACGCTTGAACTTATTAATTAGAGATGTTGATAGAACGGGGTGGTTAGAAGTAACAAGTATTTCTGCTGCTCTTACAACTTTAGCAACTTAACATCATGGTAAAAGTAAAATTCACATCAGATTTTTCAGTTAAGCGTATTGGAGACGTTATTGAGTGTGATTCTCAATTAGCATCACAACTCGTAAATAATGATAAGGTAGCTGAATATACTAATAATGATGTTACAAAAATTGAAGAAGAAAGAGAATATCTTGAACCTAATTTGAAAGAAGAAGATTCAGATATTAGTACTGAAAAAGTCGTTAGTACCGTGGAAAACACTTCTAAAAAAACTAAATAATGTTCACGAAACTATCTAATTTTACCTATGGTAATTATAGAATTGCCAATATCCAAGCTGATGCTTTAGATAATAATTTTGAGTTACTTATTCATATTCAAAAGTATGAGCAAGAAAGTTTAAGATTGTTACTTGGCGATAGCTTGTATGAGGAATTCATATCAAATTTAGAATTAGATAGTGACGGTTTTTACAAAGTTAAATCCACAGCAGACCAGAAATGGAACTGGCTATTGAATGGGACATCATATATTGCAACTGCTTTGGGTAGTGGTTGCAATTGTGGTTGTCAAAACAATGAAAACCATTATTGGGGAGGGTTGGTTAAAAAAGTTGCTACAATTCAAAACAAGGATGTTTTTGAAACTTTAATGGCTTATTATATATTTTATAATTGGTCATTGAATTATAGAACATCAAATCTTGGTATTGGTGAAGGACGTTCAAATTCTAAAAGTGCTACTCAAGAATCTTCTAAAAATAAAAGAGTTGATGCGTGGAATGAGTTTGTACGTTTGGCATACTTCGGATATTCCTGTACAGATGTTTCATTATTAAAATTCTTGCAAGACCATAAAGAAGAGTTTCCTAATGTAAATGAGTTTTATTTACAACCTATGACTTACTATGATATTTAGTTTAAACACAATATTAGAGCCAGTTGCTACGAAAGTGATACACGATAATAAACCTGTATCATATAGTTGGGGAGACATTGATGCCCTTCATAAATGGATTGAATCTATGAATAAAAAGCAAGTAAATGCAAGTTTAGGCATTGATGGTAGTAGAAAATATCCGTTAATATGGTTAGTTGAGGGTTGGAAAGGTAAAGAGAAAAATCCAGGCATCGAATTTTCTAATGTTAGTTTTCATATTGCGATAAACTCACGAATTGAAACACTGAATGAAAGTAGAATTGAAAAATTTGATACACTTTATAAAGTTGCAAATGATTTTATAAAGGGATTAAAAAAAATATCACATATTGAAGAAAACAATATTGGTTATTTTCAAAAATCAAATCTCAATACAGTATCTACTTCAAATGAAAATAAGTCTTACACATCTGATATTTGGGATGTATTAATAATTAATATGGATTTACACATAGTAAACAGAACCAATTGTTTTAGTTAAAATTTAATAAATTTAAAAAATAAAAATTATGTCAATATATTTAGAAATTTGCAACAGAGGGAAATCAAAAACAAACAATACAGGTGCTAGCGAGCAATGTTTTGAGGGGGTAATGGAGCGTATATTTGTAGCTAAAAGTAATTTTAGATTTGATAATATAAATGCGTTTAAAGATGCAACTATATGGAAAAATGCCATTAGAAATAAAGACATTGTTCCTTTATATAACGCATACGAAGTTACTGGAGCTAATATTGAAGCCGTAAAATTTGAAAGCGGTAATTTTTCAGAAGTAACAAAAAAAGCAATAAAAAAAACAACGTTTGAATGCTTTTTAGGGTTTTGTTCGCATAGAGCATTAAAAAGTTATGCTAATTCAGAATATACTCAAATATTTGAATTAACAGAAACAGGCGTGATTTTAGGGATAAATACAGAGGATGGTAAAATTAAAGGGCAAGATGTTACTTTAACTATTGACCTTAGAGCAATTCAAGTATCAGCTAAAATTCCTTTTACAAAAGTAACTCTTACGTATAGAGACTATGAAGAATTAGAGGAAAATGTAGTTGCAATAAAGCCAACATGGGAAACTGAAACGCAATTAGCTGGTATTTTTGATTTATACTTAGAACAAGTTTCCGCAACGGCAACTACTATCAAATTTACGGCATCCGCTAGTTGCTCTGGGGGTAATAATTTTATAGCATCTTTAACAGCTACAGATATAGTTGTAAAGGATATAGCAGGCGTTGTTCAAGTTGTGTCATTTGTTGTCGCAGATGCAAATGGTGTTTATACTTTGACTGGAACAGGATTTGCCAACGGATATACTGTTTCTTTAAACGCAGTTGTGGTTCAACCTACAATTATGTATGAAAGTCCAAGTCCATTAGTTATAACTATCTAATGAATAGTTATAATGGGATAACTTTCGCAAAGGGCTATAATAAGTCCTTTGCGGAATTTAAAGAAGAGTTTGGTTCAACTCATATCTTTAATGAAATCCACCCATACGAAAGAGAAAAAGAACTAAAAAAAGCATTCAAAATAGCTACTGATGGCAACTCTTCAAGAACAACTAACGAAATTAAAGAAGTTACAACCTAGTAGGTTGCAAGATGACTTGTTTAAGTTTATAAAAAGTATTGAAAAGGAGTTATTAGATAAAAATAAAGATCAGATATTTAACAAAAGCAAAGATATACATGGAAACCCGATAGGTTTTTATTCTTATGCAACAGAAGTAATATCAAAAGGCAAAAAGAAAAAAGGCGAACCTTTCACCGGTTTTGATACTGGGGATTTTTTTAAAGGTTTTTATATGCAAGAAGTATCTGGAGTTTTACGTTTTGGTTCTTCAGATTCAAAAACACAAACAATCCTAAACAGTAAAAACTGGTTATCCAATGAGCTTTTTGGATTATCTGATGAAAATTTAAAGGAGGTAATCGAAAAAAGATTACTTCCTTTTTTTATTGAAAATAGCAGAAACATTTTAGAGATATGATTTACAAAAATCTTGATACAATACCATACAAACTATTTGTAAAAATTGCCGATACAGGCGATGTTTCTTTATTGAGTGAGAACGAAAAAAACATTGAAGAGTTACAGGAAATTTGGGAGCAAATATACGATGAGCATTTGTCAAAAAATCAAACCACAGAATCTAAAAAGACATTCAAATTATATAAAGAAATTGATAGTTTGCTAATTCTAAATAAAGTTATTTTAATGGCGTGTGAATGTTTAAGATTTGAATTTAACCAAGAATTATTTGACATGATAACTGATTTTGGTTATCAATTATCTATCACAGATACTGAATTATATTATGTGGACATTAAACGAATAGAACGAGAAGCAGAAGCCTATGTAGTTAAAGCAGAAAATTATAAAAATATGTTGCCTGAAAAAAAAGAAAATAATAGTTCAGAGTTTAATGTTGACGATATAATGGCTCTATACTGCACTATTCTTGGATTTAATATTGGAGATTTTAATGCCGTTACTTACAACGCTTTCTATGGCTATGAGAAACAGGTAAACGCAAAAATAAAATCAATGAATCAGCAAAATAAAAACTAATCATGGCAAACAAAAACGGCATTATAACAAGAAAAGACATTATAGAAGATGAAGCTTTAAAATGGGGTCCTGAATATGGAAATCAAGTTCAGATAGCAATTGATAAAAACAAAGAGTGGTCGAAAAGTATTTTGGAAATTATTAAAAATCAGAAACTGATTAAAGATGCTCCAAGTCAGAAAGAATATCTATCTGCCCTACAAGAGGCAAATTTAGAAGTAAAAAAATCTATTCTTTTAATAAAAGAAAGAGAAGCAGCTGATTTATCTGCCGATAAGATAAAACGCTCCAATATTGCAACAATGGAAGCCGAGCGTAGGCAAAGAGAAGCATCTGAAAAAGCAATACAACGAGACAATAATGAAAAGGAACGCTCTAAAAAATTGACAATTGAAGAGAGGATACAGAATGAGATAAACAACAAAGCACTCAAACAAGAAGCATTAGAGCGTTTGGGATTGGTTTCTGCTTACACAAAATTAAACAAAGCAAGAGCCGAGGCAAAAGACAAACTTCGAGAGTTAATTGCTAGTGAAAGTGCATCTACAGCAGAAATTAAAAAAGCACAAAAGGAATTTGAAAGGCTTGATGTTAAGGTTAAAAACGCAGACCATACTGTTGGCGATTTTAGTAAAAATGTAGGTAATTATCCTACTTCATTTAAAGGTGCAATAGGGGGTCTTAAAAATTTAGCAGGGGCATTTGGTATAACCGCAGGGGTAACTGCGTTTGTATCTGGTTTGAAAGATGCGTTTAATACTATTAAAAAATTTGACCAAGGAATAGCCGATTTAAGTGCAATAACAGGGGCGAGTGGGAAAGATTTAGATTATTTAAAAAACAAGGCTATTGATTTAGGTAAAAACACTAAAGGAGGTGCTATTGCGGTTGTTGAGGCTTACAAGTTAATTGGTTCTGCTAAACCCGAATTACTATCAAACGTAAACGCTTTAAATAAAGTTACAGAGGCTACCCTAACTTTAGCACAGGCTTCTGGTATGGAGATGCCACAAGCGGCTACCGCTTTAACAGATGCTATGAATCAGTTCGGAGCTGGGGCAGACGAGGCTGGAAAATATATAGATGCTTTAGCAAATGGGGCTAAATATGGGGCTTCTGAAATACCACAAACAACAGAGGCTTTATTGAAGTTTGGAGCTGTAGCGAGGTCATCAAATATAAGTATAGAAGAAAGCACGGCATTAATTCAATTATTAGCAGAAAATGGGATAAAAGGGGCAGAAGCTGGCACGGCATTAAGAAATGTTTTACTAAAAATATCAGCTCCAGACGCCTTACCAAAAGAAGCACAATTAGCAATGAAAGATTTAGGTATATCTTTCGAGATGTTAAAAGATAAAAGCATACCAATAGAAGAAAAATTTAACGCATTAAAACCATTATTAAAAGACAATAAAGACTTAATAAAAGTTTTTGGGTCTGAGAATATTGTAGCCGCTCAAAATTTAATTGAGCATACGGATAGACTAAAGGAATTAATACCTAAAATGGGTGAGTATGGTACTGCTCAAGAGCAGGCTACTATCAGAATGGATACGTTAAGCGGAAAGTCAGAAAAACTAGCAAGCACTTATGATAGTTTTATATTGTCAATTGGAAGCGGAAGTGGTACTGTTTCTAAATTTTTCAAATTATTTATTGATGGAAGTATATCCGCTTTAGAAGGGTTAATTAGATTAAATACTTCTTGGGAAGATTTAAAGAAAAAAGCAGCGGAAGCTGGGAAAGAAAAAGGAGTTACTGAGTTCGATAAGAGGTTTAAGTTTGCTAAAGAAAACAAACCAAAAGCTAATTTTATAACAGATGAGGTTGGGGATAATAAAGAGATAGCAAAAAGAATCAAAAAAGATGCCGAAGAGCAATATAAAATTTATGAAAAAGAATATAATGAAACTGTAAAAAAATTAGCAGTATTAAAAAAACAGAGTGAGAGTGCATTTTCAGACCCATACGCAATTGATCAAGCAGCTGATGCTGTTCTTAGGGAGCAAGAAAGGCTTACAAAAGAACTTGGGACACAAGCATCTATTATAAGAGAAGCTGGAGCGTTTATAAAAGGCAAAAAAGAGCCAGCTCCTACATTTGATAAACCGATTATTAAGGAGGAGGATAAAAAAGAGGACAAGAAAGAGGACAAGGATAAGGATAAAATAGATAAAGAGAAAAGTCTATCTGATTCATTGTACGAATTGAAAAAACAACGCTTGGAACAATTTATAAAACTTAATGAGGAAATAGTTGCGAATGAATTAGAAAGCGACGAAGCTAGAATACTGGCACTTACCAATAGTCAAATAAAACAACACGACTTATTAGTTTTAGAGAGAGACCACTTATTAGAAAACGATAAATTAAATGCTAATGATAGAATTAGAATTAATGAAGATTACTCTTATAAAATAATAGAATTAAACGAAAAAACAAAAGAAAAAATAGATAAAATAAACGAGTTTGATTCTGCAAAATATCAAAAAAAATTAGAATTAGAGGTAAAAGGAGAACAGACAAAAGAAAACAATTTAATTGCAAAAGAAAACGAAAAGTTTAAGAAAATACTAGATAATAAAAAACTTTCAGAAAAACAAATTGAGGAGGAAACAAAGAAACATGAAGAACGATTATTCCAAATAAAAAAAGATGCCGCTATTGCTGTAGCAAATCTTCAAGCGAATAATTTAGAAGCAGAATTACTGGCATTTAAAGCACAGAGTGATGGTTCTGCTAAATCAACAGCCTTAATTACAGATTTAGAATTAAAATTATCAGAAGCTAGAAAAAAATTAACGGAATTAGGGCTATCGACATTTGAGAAGGGGGAAGAAGAGAAGTCTAAATCTGCAAGAGAACAAGCCGAAAATATTTTAAACATTTCAAGCGAAATGACCGATGCTCTTGCTGGCTTATCAAGGGCTTTTTCAGAGGCTAAGATTGCAAAAATAGACGAAGAGATTAACAAAACAAACGAGTATTATGATAAGCAAATAGAACTTGCAGGGAATGATAATGTACAAAAAGAGCTATTAGAAAAAGAGCGAGAGAAAAAGAATGCCGAATTAGAGAAAAAGAAAAAAGACGCTAAAAACAAGCAGGCTAAAATAGATAAAGCTGTGGCAATTGCACAGGTTACTATAAATACAGCCCTTGCCGTTATAAAAGGATTCTCTGAAAGTACTTATGTTGGTGCGGTATTAGCTGGGGTTCTTGGTGCAATTTCACTAGCAACTATAATAGCAACCCCAATACCAAAATACAAGCATGGTAGAAAAGGTGGGAGAGAAGAATTAGCCTATGTTGGAGATGGTGGAGTGAGTGAAGTTATCGAGAGGGTAACTGGTAAGGTTGAGATTACGCCAGCTACAGATACTTTGGTTAAGTTAAATGCTGGAGATAAAGTACATAGTTCGGTAGATGAATATTTGAGACTTCAAAAAGCATCTTTACTAACAAGTATTGATATTCAAGGTAGAAAAGTAAGTGATTTTCAAGCTAACCAATTTTTTGAAAAGAGGAATAAAGAGTTAGTAGAGGAGATGAGGCTTACAAGAAAAGCAATAGAAAAAAATAAATCTAGTGTTGTGGTAAATACACCAAAATTAGATATAAATCATGAGCTTTGGAAAATGAAAAATACTAACTGGAACTAATGGGAACTATTAATACATCTTTTAACGATAGAGTTCGTTATACTTTAAAAAATAAACATTACGGCTCGTTGGTTATAATAGAGCCAATAGGGTGGGAAGATGACGAAAAAGAGTACTCAAGAAATATGCAATATCATGGTATTGTTGCCAAATTTTCTAACTCCTTAAAATTTATAGAAGATGGAGGAAAATATATTCAATTAGTTTTAGATACCTATGGAATAAATGAGGAAATTAAATTAATACGAGAGGAAAAGCACCCACATACGGATTTGTGGACTTTGACATACTATGGCTATTTAGATTTATCCACTTGGGCTAAAGAAAATAATCAATTAAGTGTTAAATTTAACTCTGGAGGATTAGAGCAATTATTAAAATCTCGTGAAGGAGAAAATATAGAAATAGATAGGCTTACCACTATTGATGGAGGAGTATTAGACGAACTTAAAAGTGTAAACGTATCTATTGAAGGAAGGGAAATATTTTTAAATACTAATTATAAAGTAAAAGAAGTAGAAAATAATATAACTTTAAACAATGCAGCTAGGGGGACTACTAGAGGGAGTACTTATTGTATTCCTTTGAAATTGGTAAACAAATCGCATGAAGAAGCACACTCTCCAATAGCTGGGACGATGGTTCAAGATAACTACTGGGAAAGGACAGAAAATGGAGAAACTGGTTTAATGTTTTTTGCTATTTCTGAGAGGAATAGATTTTTAAGAGTTAAATTCACTTTAAAATTTAAAGCCACTTTTGCAGCTTATAGATATGTTAATTTCTTTATGTTTTTTGTAAGATTAGCTCAATATAGAAATGGGATAAATTATAACATTAAACTAAATAGGTTTTTATTTAGCACTGGTAATCCTTTAGATGTTCATAATAGAGATTTCTCATTCACTTTTGATGAGGTAATAAATGTAGAGATAGGGGATAGTTTAGCTCTTGTTTTAGACCAAAATTTTGACGGTCGTAATGGACAAGATGCGTATGTAGAAATATCGGTTACAAATATAGAATGTGATTTAACAATAGATGAGGATTCTTCTTACGAAAAAACAACTACAAAAGCTGTTTTAATGCATGAGTTTGTAGATAGATTAGTAAATATTACGACAAATAAAAAAAACTCTTTTTACTCTGATTTTTTAGGGAGAGTTAATCTAAATTATCAGTCAGATGGAGATGGTGCGTATTTAGCATGTACGCATGGATTTTGGGTTCGTGGGTTTGATAAGTTACCAATTCCAAGTGAAGAGCCAAAAGTTGAGAATTTATTTAAACCATTAACAACCTCTTTTAAAGACTGTATAACCTCTCTAAATTCAGTATTCAATATAGGTATTGGAATAGAAAAGGTTGGATATAGCGAAAGAATAAGATTAGAAGGTTTGGAGTATTTTTACAACAGGAATGTTACGATAAATTTACAAAATCAAGTTAAAAAGGTAAAAAGAAGTATTGCAACAGAACTAATTTATTCTAGCGTTACAGCTGGTTACGAAAAGGGAGGTATTTATAAAGAGGCATTTGGTTTAGATGAATTTAATGCAAAATCTAACTATACAACAACTATAAGTAGAATTAAAAATGAATTAATTAGATTATCTAAATATAGAGCTGATAGTTACGGAATGGAATTTGCTAGACGTAAAAACATTTTTTTTAATAAAACAGAAGATACACCATACGATAAAGATGTTTTCTTTTTAGATTTAAAACAAAACATAGATGGCTTATTTACTCAAAGAAAATGGCAAGATGACTTAGAGAAACCACCTACTGGTATTTTTAGTCCTAATACCGCCACTAATTTAAGGTTCTCTCCTTTGAATAATATTTTACGTATGGGGTGGGTAGTTTCTTCTGGACTTATAAAATATCCAACTGATTATTTTAGATACGGAAGCTCAACTGCAAATAGCAAATTAACCACAAAATTAATAGGCAAAAACGAATATAGTGAAAACAAAGATATATTAAATTCAAAATTAACAAGACCAATATACGCTCCTGAATGGATTGAGTTTGAGTATATATGTGATTTTGAGGTAATGCAACAAATCGAGGGTAGTACAACTATTTTAGGAAAAGAAGTGCCAAACTTTTACGGATTAGTTAAATTTATTAACGAGAACAACGAAACAGAATATGGGTTTTTATTTAATTTAAAACCAAACAAATCAGGAAATTGGAAAGTATTAAAAGCAAACAAATAAAATTATGGCAAATTCAATAATAACAATAACATTTAATAATGATATTCCAATAGATGGAAAGTTCTATTTAGGAATAGGTCATAATAATTCAGACGGTTGTGGTTCTGTGGGAATAAATAAGTATAAATTTATATGGAAAAATTTAAGAAGCTCTAGTTATGAAGTGGAAGTAGGACTGCCAACATCTATTTTAGGGGAACGCTCTGCCATTAATTTTATAGAAGCTATTACAAGAGATATATTGTCTGTTAATAGATATATAATAAATAGAAATGCAAATGTAGTAACTATAACGGCAGAAACTACAAGTGGTAATGGAATTAGCAATTTCACTTACTTTTACAGTCCAGTTACAATCACAAATTCTATAACAGGACAAAATGACGTAGGCGTAAATAACCAAAATATAGGTATTGCTATAACTAATGTAACATGTGAAGAGTTTAATATTGGTTCGATACAGCCTAGGGTATCTACAACGCCATGTAGTAGTGTTTTAATGGCTGTATATACAAGTGAATTAGCAACTAAAATAATTTCTCCAATAGCAATAAATAATAATACTGAAAACCCATTTATATTTGATGCTATAAGACAACAAGATTTAGAAGTAATTGTTGAGAATATAAATGGGGTTCAAGTAAGCAAACTAATAACAACTCCTTATATTTTAGATGTTAATAAGTTTCATTTACAAATAAATAACTCCCCTAATGGAGCTTCTGTTATTGTAAATAATGATACAATGTACGGACTTATTTTTAATTATTCATTAGACGATATAAATTGGAATACATTAAATATTTTTAATGGGTTAAGTAGTTGGTAGTTATACTCTTTATATAAGAGACCAATATGGTTGTAAAATAAATAAACAATTTGTTGTAAATTCCTATGGTATTAAAGACCCTTATTTTTATATATCAAAAGCTAATTCTATTAGATATGCAAATAGAGTTACTTGGGAAGATAGTAAAAATTACAAAACAGACGAAAATACTTTGAGTTGTGAGGTAGATGTACAAATGGCTTATAAAGAATTGCAACAATTTCAGAGTACAGATATAATTACGACACAATTCAAATCTAACTATTTATCAAATGTTGCATCAATAATAAAAGAAGACGAAACTATTGTAGATATTCCAGTAGTCAAAAAAGCAAAATATATTAGAATTAAAGACAAGCGAGATGCTATAAAATACAATTTAGAAAATGGCAAAACTGGAATTTATTTTTTACAAGGGAATATTTATGACTATGATACAGGAGTGGCAACAGGGGAAAGTTATACTTTAAATGGTTATTTACCTTTATGGGGGGTTATAGGAAATTTTTTATTAATGGATATGGTATGGTATTTAATAGAAGATATTGTTTTTAATAGTTCAAGAAACGCTGATGTTATAGTAATTAGCAATATTTATACTGGTGCAGACGTTGTTGTTCAAGTAGGGACTATTTACAATCAATTAGATTACGATGTTTACGAATATTCTATTAATATGATAGACTATGTTAATCAAAAATTCACAGTTAAATTAGTAAATTCAGACCCTTATTTTACAACTATAACGCATTTATCAGAGACAATATGGTGTAAAGTAAAACACGAAAACGTACTTGAAATTAAATATTACAACACTACAAATACAGATGTAATGTATAGTACAGGGATTATACATAAAATTAGGATACCTTATTTAAAAGTAAGCGGCAAACTAGAAGAGAATAGTGAAATATATAAAACAGATACTAATGTAGTTTTACTAAATACAGACTTATATGAAATAGACGAGTTTAAGTTCGAGCCAGTAACAAAAGAGTTATGGAGAAAAATAATGATTGCACTTTCACACGAAAAAGTGTTTATTAATGAAGTTCAGTATGTTAAAAGTGGAGGTTTTAATACAGAAGGACAATTAGAACAGTCAAATTTGTATGTTTTAACAGCTACTATGATTAAAACTGGTAATGTTTATAATTCTCAAACAAATGGAAATCTTGACATAAGTGCCTTTGAAATACCAGGTTTAATGACAACCCAAAATGGGTATATTAAATACTAAAACACAAAAAAAACGGATAATTAAAAGTTATCCGTTTTTTTTACTTTAAGTTCTTTTTTATAAATTAAAACACTTTTTTTAGTTTCGTCATCAATAACTGAAATAGTTTTGTTTTCATTATTTATTATAGTATTGTTATTATTAGTAGTATAATGGTGATGTACTGATTTATCCACATACTTTGTATTATTATCATTATCACTGCCAAACAAAACTTCGCCAACCCCCCTTCCAAGAAGCCAACCTCCACCTACTAAAACAACAAAAAGCACAAGTATAAATAATAACATATACCAAAATTACAATAAATAATTTATTTATTATTTATTTATTTGTTATTTAGAATAATTAAAAATAATAAATAATTTTTATTACATTTGTTAAATAAAACAATCCGCTATGAGTTTTGAAAGTATAGTCACCCAACAATTAACTGATATTACAAATGTAATTAATGGTATTAATAATAACGCAAAAAAAACAGAAGACTTACCCATTCAAAACACATTAATTGGGGATTCTAAAATACGTATTTCCACAAATGGAGTTTCAGAGAGTTTAGAATTACAAAAAATATTAGATATTATCCCATCAGATTTACAAAATAAAATAAATAAGTTAGGTAGAATATCATTAGTTACAAATACCATTACTATTGAGGCAAGTAGCGAGTGGGTTATAAATAATATAATATATATAATTAATTCAAATACAGATATAGTTATTCCATACACAACACCTACATATACTAGAATAGACATTATTGTTGCAAATGAACTTGGGCAGTTTGAATTGATACAAGGAATAGAGACAACTGGAATAGAAACCCCACCATTCATTCCACAAAATACACTTTTAGTAATTGAAGTAATTGTTAGTGAAAACACAATAAGTACTCGAAACCAAACTATTGTAGGGAATATATATATATCTAAAAAAGAAAAACTTATAACTACAAATAATGTTTTGTCTGGAACTGACCAATTTATAACACTAGAAAGCGACGAGAGTGGTTTTTACACCTTTACAAATCCAGGTCTTCAAAGTATAGCAGGAATAATAGGAAATAGCACTATTTATGCAGGAAAAGAAATAACTATACAAAACTATACAATAAACGACTTAATAATAAAAAATGATAATGGTAATTATATCCCTTTTAACACAATATTAGGAGGGGATATTATACTACGTAGTGGAGAACTTGTTCTTTTTAAAATTTCAAATAATTTGAGTGTTGCATTAGAAGTGTTTAGAGGTTATATGGGTAC